GGACAGCGCTGAAGTTTGAGCAGTATTGCGAACGCACCGTGCGTGAGTACTGTAGCAAACGAGCTCAGAATGTGGTGTTGGACAAGTTAAGCTCTCACGATCCTGATCGAACCGGCTCTGATATTCGGATCTCATTGAAAGGACAGATCATCAAGAAGGACGAAAAGCGGGACAAGAAGGAGGCCATACCGGGTCAACTCATCCATGAGTACGACATCAAGCAAACGCTCGGTGACGGTCCATTTGCCTTGTTCTTGGAAGATGAGATCATATCCGCATTTCCGAGTAATTTTCTCTTTTACCGACGAATGAACCCTGAGGAGTTCATCACTGCTTATTTAAAGACGTGGCGCGTGGGTAATGGTGTCCACACTTCCGATGTCACGCGCTGGGACGTTGGCTGTGACGCTGGGGTTTTGAATTTCGATTTGCACGTCATGATGAGATCGGGCTTTCCAGGTTGGTACATGGCCGAATACGCCGAACGGCGTCTGGGTGCTAGGAGCCAGCACGGCCCCATGGGCACCATGCAAAATTCCGGTGATAGGTATACCTGGGCGTTGAACAGTTTGAGACGGGCAGTTGTAGCCTCACTGATCAACCATGTCACTCCTGAAGACACTGTTGCCATCAATGGTGACGATGAGGCAATTGACCGTTACTGTGATTCTGACGAATTTCCGGATTCCCCATGGGAGTTTAAGAATTTGAACGGTGTTGTTGGTGAATTTAGCGGTTTCACCCTAGGCGGCGCCATACCGGAGTATTCTGCTCGTGGCATTCAGTACCGGACCATGATTCTTGAGTCTCGGGATCCCACCGCCCAGAACAAGTGGCTAAATTACCTTGGGCTTCTTAAACATGCCGACCATTCGACAGTTGAGGCCATGGACGTCGCTTCTTCTGCTCATGCTCATATGCATTCGGATTTGTTCCGTGAGGCGTTGCCTGAGGCAATGCGTGGTATGTTCCCTGATGTATTTCCTTGCGATTAGTTCGCAAGTGTTTCCTGCGATGCGCGCTCGAAAATAGCGCTGCGCTTTAGCGCACCACACACTCATTTGGTTTGTCTGTTTCACTTCACTTCTCTTTACTATTCTTTTCCGCTTTTCTGTCCTTACTTTTCCTTTCTCTTTCTTCTGCTTATTTGCTTCTTGGTGTTTTCTTTTTTCCCTTCTCTGT